CTATGGCGTTGAGCCACTCTACCGCAGCAAGAGGGGCTTGGCGGGTCTGGTCGTATATGCGGTTCTGGTCTTGTAGTGTGCGGGCGGCGAGGTCTTCGTACATTGACCCGACCTTCATCATGTTCTGGTACGGCGCAAGCTGTTGGTTCAGCATATCGCCGGATTGGGCCCCAAACGTCGAGATATTTGACAGGCCCTGCTGGCCGAGGCCCGCGAGCCCCTGACGGGCTTGATCCATGCGGGCAAGCTCGCGGCCATAATTGCTGTCAAGCATCCGGTTGGTGACATCGCCTATCGCGCTGGCAGCGGCTTTGCCGTGAGCGCCAGATCCATAGCGCCCCAAGCCTGACATACCTATGTCAGTCATCGTGCTGGTGTCTCGCTGCATACGATCAAGGACTTTATTAAAGTATGGCGAGGTATTATTGAGTTCTGCGCCGGATGCCGTATGCTGCCACTGGTTACCAACGCCCATCTGATAGTCTGACAAGCCACCCTGATTGACGGCTTTGTTCATCTGGCTGTAGGCATTCCCGGCGAGGTTGTTCTCGCCGGTCGCAGCGTTAGAGGCGTCCATGACGCCATTCATACCTTGAAGGGTCTGCTCTGAGAAGGGAACAACCATGCTAGCGGTATTGGGCTGCCAAGCCGAGCCATCAGCGTATATGTCGTTCGCGCCACTGAGCGCGGTCTTGATCGACGACTGGGCCGGTCCCCACGGCTCTTGGCTGGTGTTCTGTGTGGTTGTCTTCGTGCCGCCGCTCATTTCACTTTTTCCCTTTTGACCCTATAGATCGTCTTGATCGGCTCTAGGTCTGGCTCGTATCGTTCCCATCCGGGCCGTCCTTCAGTTATTAACCCGCTTGCCCCAAGATGGTCAGCCATCTCTGCAAGAAATCGCCATAAGTCCTTCTTGTAACCACGGTAATTTTTACCGTATAATGCCATTAAACGCAACCAACGTCCAGCTTCCCAGTTCTCTACGGCAATGACACAGGCTCCGGTCCCGCCTTTGGGGTCGACCCAAACCACAAGGTATGCGTCGCCAACCCGACACATACGGTAGAGATCGTGCGCCGATATATCGCCACCAGTGCGCTTGCAGGCGTCTGACAGGCCAACGCCGACGAGCCGCCATGTGGCGTCTACCTCGTTCAACGTAGCAAGGCCCATCATTACGCCTTGCTGTGTGACTTGTCCTTCTTGAGCCATATGTTCTCGTTGTGTGTGTAGTCTGGCTTGTAAGTATCAAACCTAATCGCGTCACCACCAAAGGCAAACGCGGTCTCGACCAAGAGAATAGTAAAGGTTAGGTCATCGGCGGCAGATGACGTAACCTTAATCGTGTCCTCTTGCTTGAGTGGAAGCATCAAGGCTTCCGGCAGTGTATACACTGTGTTGCCTGTAATGCTGTACGCACTTAATATAGAGTAGTCCGTCGATGCCGACGAATCACCCCACTTGACAGTGGCGGTCCTAGCCGACGCGCTGGTGTTGCATATATGGAGGCAGGCGACAACAGCCCCCTCCTTGCCGGCCGTGAACATCGTTGCCTCGCTCGTATTGGCGGGGGCTATCGATATAAGGCGGCGCGGGCCTCTTAGTTCAACCAAGCCCGTCACCACATACCTCCATCACGATGATAAATTGACAAGCCAACTGCGTTGTCCCACGTTGAGCCCGCCGGTATTTTGATACGAAACCTGTGCAGACGGCCACTGACTTGCGTTGACGCGAACGGGTGTGCGGTTTCCTTGGCGACATACGCACCGAATGATGGAGTTGCACCCTGTGTTTCAATTCCTGAAATAGCGACCGACCAGTCGTTGCTGCCGACTAACGCCGCGACGCGCTCTGTCACAGCACGGCGGGGGTATCGGAGCGCCCTATCCTCTGTCTCTAGGATTGCCTGCAGGTTGGCCCCGTCAAAGAAACCAAACTCATAGGATGAGTTAAACCCGGCGAATGCCGGGATGCCGCCGCGCCAGAACCGGCTGTCAGGGCCATATGGGGAGTTGTCCACGTTGTACTGGGTGACGACAGCAGCGGTGCTGTCCACATCGTATCCGGGTGTGGCGACCGAGCTTAGAAGAAGGGCGTCGAGGCCGGGGGCGTAGCACCAGCGATCAAGCTGATAGTCGTAGCCCATCACCTCGTTGGAGGAAACTCCGGTCTTAAACCGGAACCATACGATCTTGTTAAATGGGTCGCGCTGTGCCGACACGCGGTCCCACTGTGACGACAGTGCTGTGTTGAAGAAGAACTTGTCAACTCGTTCTGCCCCGATGGGGCGACTTTCGAGCCCGCGATAAAATCCGTCTTCTGTCAGGTAGATGAAATCGTTTGGGGCTATACTCACAATCGACCGGGGCGCGAAAGCCCCGCGATCTGGCACGAGCGTCTGGAAGCGAAATACCGTCCCGGCGGAACTGTCAAATTGCATACCGGAGATGCGTCTCTCTTGGATTAAGAGGGCGTCACGATACTGCGGGAGAATGCCTTGAATTTTCCCGCCAGCGGGTATCTCTTGCTCGTCAGATCCTCGCTCTTGGATTGTCCAGCTTGTTGCGTCATTCACCCCGCTCCACTTTAGTAGGCGCTCGTTAAGGCCATCCCCAGTGTCGACAGCCCCAAACACAAGGAAGTCACCCACCGCAGCGACGTGGCGAGCCTCAAAGCTGGCGTTTGTCAGGGCTGCAAACTGCGTCCCAGTGTTTACATCGATGAATTGGGGGACAGTAGAGCCAATCGCCGTGGCAACCAAAATCGAGCCGAATAGGGCAAAACTCCAATACTCGTCGTCTGCGAGGCTGTAATCTCCACCTACCGCCCGCGTAACATCGTTATAGGCATAGTTAGCGGTTGATATTTCATATAGCTTGGCTGGCGTGCCAAAATATACCTTGTATACGCCGTTATCATTTTTAACGGATATCATGCCGCGAGGCTCTGCGGCGGCGGCTCCACCCACCGACGAGAAGCCTTTGATCGGCCCCCACCCGTCCATCGTCGGCATGCAATTTACCGTGTAAGCGGAGGCTTGTGGGTTGAAGCGCGACTGATCTGGCGCAAACATCCCGAACGGAACGATCTGCGGGTTATTGTAGGTGACCGTCACTTAGAACCGCGTCGGGATAAGCCTGTTCCCCGCCTTCCGCCTGTTTGTCTTGGTGTAGTGGATGTCAAGCTGCGCCTGTGACGCCTGATTAAATATGCGAGATCTATCTATCTCGTCGGTATGAGAGGCATAGATGAACTCTAGGGCCTTGAACATGACAAGGTCGTAGGCGCTCACCATCCACGGGTTTGACGCCTCGCCGTCAGTAGCAGGGGCAGCCGGGACATAGTTGCCGATTATGGTGATCGTATAGGCGTCGTCCGGCTTGGGGTAGATGCCAATTGAACTCTCGAACCATACCCAGTGCGTAGGCTGGCCGGTGCTTGTATTACCATCTTGGAGGATCTCGAACTCAGAGATATCGGTGATCTTGCACAATGGGTAATCGGTATTCGATATGCGTATCTGCGCCGAATAGATATCGGACATGAGCCCAATATCTGCATCGTCGGACGATGTGTAGTAGACCTGTGAGGCTACGGTCGCAAAGCTCTTGCTTTTGGTTTCCATGAACCAAAGCTTCTCATTGCGGAAGATGTCGATAGCGTGATCTATTGCCTGACCAACCTCGGTGGTAAGGTCAGTCCTTTTTAGGATGCTCTCCATCTCCGTTATCATCGCCGTTTTTGTCGTCATCTTCTACCTTTTCACAGATGGCGAACTCACGGTTTCGGAGGTTTACGAGCTTGGTCGCCTTGAAGCCGAAAGCCTCTACACGCTCGACTAGCCGCTGTCCGTCAATATCGTCAACGTCATCTAATACCACAACTTTTGCCCGTTTGACAAGGTTTGGAAGCCTGTCAAGAATGCGGGATCTCTGGTCAACCTCTTCACGACGCGGACCATCTATAAGCACCATATCATAACGGTAGTCGGTTTCAAAGTCATACCACTTACCCTCACCGGGTATTGACTTTAGCGAGGTATATTTGACCGGGTTTTTCTTCGCGACATCAATGCCACAATATCGTAGGAACTCTTCTGTTTTAGCCCCCCAGATAGGTTCCGACTCCAGCGCTGTCACGATCTCCAATCCCGCAGCCAAGAATGCCGCAGTTGAAAGCCCGGAGCCTGTTTCGAATACGGAGTTGATATCAGGGCGATCTGCAAGCTCAAAGAGAACTGCCAGCATTCCCTCGTCCACAGCCCAAGGCTTATTCCCGAACGCAGCAGCAAGTTGCTGACAAGCCTCGAATACGGCGTCAGGCTCCTCATAGGGGTTTTTCCTCTGGAGTGTAGTGAAAGCGACCTTTGCCATGCCGGCGTTGCCGCCGCTCTTCTCCATAAGGTAGTGGCCGAGTTGGCCGGAATACTGCTTGCTCCCGATATGGCCGAGAGGCATTTCTGGGTCCACAAAGATGTCCATACCAAGCTGGGTTGCCTTCTGACAGGCCACGATGTCAGACGACACCCTCATTCCGCGCTCTGTATTGACAGTTCGCTCCCAGATTGGGCGAACCTTGAGTTTCCCGTAGTCGCCCTTGTTTTGCCACTCTTTCTCTCTCCCCTCGGCATCGTAAAGCGATTGAATGGCCTTGCGGGACCAGAGGGTAAACCCGCCGGGGACGCCGGCAACCTTGATTAAGCCCTGACCGGCAAGCTCAAATGTGCCGTTCTCAAAGGCCACAGGGTAGCCCTCGACCTCGCTCTTGAACGGGTAGACAGCCGCGACAATGTCCTTGCCATAGTCAAGGAGGCGTTTGACGCACTGACCGGAGGCCACAACGTCTGCATCCCACGCCATGAGATGGTTGGCCTTGCTCTCAAGGAAGACGCGGGCGATGTCGTTGCGGACATCGTTGACATCGCAGTCTCCGATCTTGGTCAAGACGCTGACGTTGATGTGGTTTGCTGTCAGGACACCGACATTGCTGACGACGCTAATCATCACCTGTGGGTCCATCACGCCATAGCACGGGATCGCAATCATAACATGATTGCCATCGTCCTTCGCATTACTCAGGATAGTTGTTTGGATCAGGTTTGCCACTTGAGACCTCCTCGTAATAGTTCCCTGTATAAGAGGCTCTACGGGAAAGTCAAGTAACTATGCACTGTGTTCCACTTAAGAGGGGTGGAAGGGGCGGCCTAAGCCGCCCCAACCCTGTTAGCCGTCGTTGTCCGGGATGTAAGCAATAATCACTTCCGCCGAGCCGGTCGTTGCCGCCGTGCCCGTCATGGTGATCGTCGCAATTACGTCGATGTCCGCAGCACCCACATGGTAGGAGCCGGTAACATCACACGGCAAGAAATCAGCCGTGCCGAGGACCATCGCAGAAGCGAACTTCTGGGTCGCCCCGGGGACACCAAGAGAAATGACCTCAGTGCCGCCCGAGTTGAAGACGGTCGTGACGTTTACGCCAGATGCGCCCTTGAGAACGACCGAGCCGGCAGGCACAGTGCCCACGACCTTGGCCGTCTCATCGTCTGTGTAGTCCATCGTCAGACGAAGGTAGTGAACCATCTGGTAGCTGTACTGTCTAGCTGTTCCGGTCATTAGTCTGCCCCATACGTTGAGATGACAATCGAACCGTAGTCAACGCTGTTGAAGATCGTTTTCGTGATACCCCAAACAACGCCAACACCGACACCCAGCGAACGCTGGTAGTCGAACAACTCTTCGTACCACTTGTACCGGGTGGAGCCCGAATACTCGCGGCCGTAACCGACCATTGCAGCCTGACGGCCACAAAGGATCGCCCGCTTGGAGTTGGCAACCTTCGCCCCGGAGGTACTGTTCACACCGTTGGGGACACGGAAGCTCTCGTGAAGCACAACACCGTTGTACTCGCCCAAAGCGCCCGTGTAGATGGCATTCTTGCTGGCAGACTGTCCGCCCTGCAACTGTGCCTTCTGGGTGTCGTACCAAGTGATCCGGGAGGTGCTGGCATCAGTCCGCAGATCACGCACCTGAGAGGGGTGCAAGAAGCAGACGTATTTGTCTTCACCGCCGACGTTGATCGGCTGGATCAGAGGCTGAGTGGTTTTAGCGATGAGAAGCGCGTCGTCGATAAGCTCAAGAATGAACTTGTCGTCCGTCTGGCTGGTCATGCCTTCGTCGGCCGAGTTGCCGCCCGCGTAGACTTTGCGAGTAGAGCTCGGGGCCACAATGGTGTTGTTGCCGTTCCACTGAGCTTTCGTGGGATCGACCGTCGCACCGTCCAGCGTGTACGAAGCACCAGTGTAGCCTGCAAGGTGCAAGAACATCGTGGTGTCCATACGCATCGCATACCACTGGGCGAGACGATTACGGGCGAGAGCCCTCA